AATGGTTCCCGCTTCGCCCAATTCCGCAACTTCGTAAACCTTCGTCCCGGTGTCTCCAAATGCCGTAGGTGCGGAAGTAACAGGAAGGCTAAATCCTGACATAGACCACGACACCATATTTGCCACAACAACCGACCCATACATAACTTTTCCATTGACGCCTGCGATTTTCATCTTAAATCCTCCTTCTTTGTTTGCCGAAGACAATAAAAAAGCCCCGGAAATTGAATTATCAATTTCAGCGGGGCATATGCGCAACTGACCTATCGTAATATGCGTCTTTAGAGGGATATTACGATTGTTATATGTTTATTCCTATACTATTCCTAATTGTTTTAATACGTTTTTTTCAGTAACTTGAGTTTCGTCAAAGAATATTGCTTCCCACCCATATTCCTTGAACACCCTTTGCCGCTCTTCCTTCCATTCCTGAACTGTTTTCGCGTGTCTCAATTTATAATATCGAGCATAGACCTCAATGGCAATCTTATCCCCGTTAATATTGATAAAGTCCGGGTTCTTCCTGCCAATCATAAAAGAACCGTCTCCAACAAATTTATAAGGAAGTCCATTCTTTTCTATGATGTCAAGAAACTTCATTTCTAAAGATGTTGGAGTACGCCGTGTCAACATCTTCTTAATTACTTCTGCCGAATGGTGGATGCCCATTTTAGCATTACTCATTTTTTCACGTGTTTCATCTGTTCGTTTTCGTCCACGTAACTTCACTAACATTTCTTCCGAACACGGCTTCCCCACATTCCACGGTACTAATCCTTTCTTAAATTCTGTTTTAGTCGAATAATGCTTTCCCATCCTTGCTTCCGATCTATTTCTTTTGGATTCCTCAGAAAGCTCAGGATATTCATACATTGGAATTGGATCACCATTGGCTCTTTTCATTCCCTTATTCCAAGGGATACTACCCTTCGACCGTCCAATTGCTTTATCTAATGCTACAATACCTGCCTTAATCTTTGCCTTATGTTCATCAGATAATGTTCGACCAACCATCTTCTCCGATTGCTTCCTTTTTTGGTCATCAGACGGAACTCGGCCCTGATTGATATTACTCCCCTTAACGAAACGACCTTTCGCGTCTCTTTCAGTATCCATTGTATGAATCACCTTGATTACATCCTACTTCTCTTTCAAAAAATCTTCAAGTAATTTTACAAACATTTTTGCACAACGTAAAACTATTTTACAAAATTGTCTAAGGTCTTCATTTTGCATATTAACCTATTTCCCCCGGAGCCGCCGATGTTTCAAAGCGAACCTTGCCATCCCTGGGCAATCCAAGGGCAGTTGAATCCACCCGCATCATTCGTTCATATTTGTCGTGCAACCACTTGTAGTTTTTACAAAATAGATCATCCGGGTACCATTTGAAGCTGCGGGTGCAGTAATGTTCACAGAACGAATCAATTACCCAACACGTCCCACCAGCCATCCATGCTTGCAAAACTCCAAGTGTCCCATATAAGTCCCACCCATCCATTGTTTCATCAAATCGGAATTTACTCCCCAAGTTGACGAAGATTACCGCCTCATCAAAGCAACAAGCCGCCTGTGGGAACGTGTGAACATGGGATGTATCGAAGTTTGCCGGGATTCTCATATCGTGGAATTGTCCGCAAATAAGACCATCCATGTCCTTTCCAATCACCCCTGCAAGCATCCAACTATCCGGCAACTGCATCAACTTTTCTTTGACTGTTTCAATCCACCCATCTCGGAAATACATATCCTGATGTACCAAGATAGCAACATCAGCACCTTCGGCCTCGATCTGGTTAAGTAGAATGTTCAATCCCTTTGTAGCCGATTCAGCGTTTTGGAGGAAATGGCAGTTGATATAAGCTGACCTGTTGATTTGAGATTGCTTTAGCACCATGTCCAGCCGTAACTTATCATTCACCATCACCCCGAAGGAAACCTTTAGGTCCTTTTCCCATCTCCCCGGTTCGTAATAATTGAATAACGCAAAGAGATCAGGCCTATAAGCAATTTTCTCTCCAGATTCCTTGTGGTGGATTGCCATTTCGCCATCCCACGTTCCAGACTCGGAATCAAAAAGATGGTCCTTGAATATCCTCCCCTTGACGAAAGACTGCTGCCCACTGATTTTTGAAATTGCTATATTTTCAGGGTCAGCATAGAGGGTCTTGGTGGAATAACGCCTTGTGGTAGTAACGTTTACTGGTATCTTATGCCCACGTTTCATGGAGATAATTACAATGCCTGAATCCATCGTCTTGATGTCACTCATAACATTAGATTCGTACATATCGTCATCATCAACACAAACGTAGTAGTCGTCGTTCTCAATCGTGCAATGTTCAATGAACCAATTCCGCTTAAATGTACCGGGATGCGCGGCCTTACAATCTTTGGAATCCATCGGAACAACTACCGGGAAAATCCACGGCTCGTTGAATTCCACAACTTCATCTTGGAACATGATCGGGTGCCAACAAACCTTCATGCGCCTGTATGCCGCCGCCAAAGTGTCCTTGAATGCTGTTCTCCATAAAGGCATGATTAGATGGATTTTTGTTTCCTTTAGGTATCGAGAAACGATCTTTTCCGCTGCATGATTCTGCTTCACATAGTCATAGAGGAAACCCGAATCCGCCGGGTTATACTTTGCCAGTTCTCCCTCAATCCATTCGCGGGTCAAAGGATTCTTGAACCGTCGTCCAGAGAAGTTGTTCTTGGCAATCTCCGCAATATTCTCCGCATTCACGTACCCGTCACCGACAGCCCCGATGTATTTCCGGTTGTCAGCGACCAGGACTGGCTTACCCTGCGCGAAGGATTCTAATGCCCCACGCCCAATGGTAATGCAGAGGTCAGCTTCCTTAATCTGATCCTCGATGGGAATGTTGGGATCGCTCACCTTAACATTGTATTTCTCTGTTAGAAACGCAAAGGGGTCAGAGTCCATTTCGTATCGCCGGATAATGAGGATATTTTTCAATTCACTCCCCGGCCTTGTTTGCTCCCCTATCTTTATCGGCTGAGGGATGACTTCACTCTCGAATCCGCGTTCCCGGTTGAAGGTCTGGACTTCTTGACTTACCGCTATGTATCTATCCGCACCAGGGGTCATCCATTCTTCTTCAATGGTCCCGTGCGCTATGAAGACCTTGGGGGCCGGGTTCGCCTTGATCTGGTCAAGGATGGGCTTGTGGCTGCAAATGATGAGGTCAAATGGTTCCGTAGCGACATCAGAAGGCCGCGAACTCATAATAACATCATGCCCCATGTCGTGAAGGGTTTGCCCGACAAGGTACATAAATCTACTTGATCCGCCTTCATTGGTGGTTCCTCTAACATATTTTGCAGTGACTAAAATCTTCATTGGTGCCTTTCTATGCGTTCATTGCATCAATAGGGGTTGATGGTTGTCGATGTTCTGTCTGAAAATGACCAATGCCAGCGGAAACGGAAGCCCGTGCTTCCCGTTGTTGAACTTGGGCCGCCCTTTCAAGAAACGAATCTCGCCCCTCATACAAAGGTCATGCCACCATGTCGTATTTGTCCGAGCCGGAATAAGCATCACAACCGTACCCATTCCCGATTGTGCTGTTTGATATGCCTTCCTGATCCATTGCGGCATTTCGCGGCCATAAGGGGGATTGCACCAACAAACACCTTCCCATTTCTTTTCAAGTCCGTTCTCTGCCTTCGTATAGCATTGCGTTACTTTCTTGTTTTCCTGTGTGGCGCACACATCAACCGTGAAGCCAAATTCATTATTGAGCGGGGCGAAAATACTATCCGGAGTTTCGTATTCCACGCTTTTCGCCTCAAATCTATTTTTGATGAAATCAGCCATTACAATCGCCTTCGTAAATCACTTCACGCCCACCAAAAAATACTCATTCACTCCATCGCACTGCTTGGCGTACCCTGGAAAATTCCCTTCAATAATCTGGTATGAGGAAAACATCTTTCCGTATGCCTCTACTTCATCCCGCGTGAACCTGTGGACAAAGGAACTCTCCTCGTAATAAGTGCTGTCAGACTGAGGAAAATTCACAATCGCTATCTTGCCCGGTTTCAAGATTCTCAGAATGTGGGACATAATCTTTCTACGGTTCGGAGCATCATTGTGTTGAAGGACCATGAGCGAATAGACGAAATCGGCCACGTTATCTTTTTCATATTCATCCGACCGGAAGAAGGTTACATTATCCCCCTTGACCTCTTCTTTTGCCCTCTCAAGGAACCCATCGCAAATATCAAGGCCAACGGCAAAACCAACCCGTTCCGCAACATATTGAAGTACCCTGCCAACCCCACAACCATAATCAAAACTACAATACTGTCCTTATCGAAAAAGTAGAACAACCTCTGGGCTTCCATCAATCCTTCAGCATCAAAGTCAACATCGTTCTCCCTTGGCAAGATATAAGACTTCCAATCCGGCTGATTTGATATGTTTTGCCAATAAGATTTAGGATTTTGGATCATCGTAAACCATCTTTCTTGTCAACTGTAAGGGCGTATTGTTCCCTTTTTCCCATAGAGCGTGGGCAAATTTGAACCCGGCCTTCTTCACAGCATCAATGGTCTGCTTATTAAACTCTCCGTAGGGGTAGCAGAAATAATCCATGGGGAACGGTGGCGTGACTTCCTTTTCCAAATCCTCATCGGCAAGTTTCCTCAAGTCTGCATGGCTATTTGTGTGCCAACCAAGAATACACCCCATCGCTTCCAGCTCCTTTAGTTGGTCCATGTCGCAGAACCGCTCAAGAGGCATCGTCGTATCAAAGGAATTGTCTTTTCCAAGATAATCACCTGTAAAATAAAGGATAACATGACGGTCTTTCAAGAGATCACGATTCTCGTAAACACTCAGATAAACCCCGTCAAATGTCAACCTTCCTTTACAATTTGCAATCTGTTCTCTCGTGTGATAATTTAGATTCTTCATAGTACCGATATTATGAAAAATGTAAGTGTCAACGGCAAACATTCTAATAAGCTGTGTCCAATTTCCGTCAACATTAGTATAGGGGAATGTAATTGTCCTTGTTTCCCGTGCCTGGATTTTATTGACAGCATCCTTGTTCTCGGCTTTATCCCTATGGCACAATACAATCACACCGGAAGCGTGTTTATTGACGATCCTAATAACATCCTGAATATCGCTGCATTCATCCTGAGTATAGAGAATACCAGCCACAATTACTAAATCGAAATCACCTTGGATTTCGTCTCTCTTGAGTGCCTTCACGTTTTCAGGAAGCCTCGACATTGCAAGGGGGGAAACATCGTACCCGTAAATTTCATCAGCCGGGAGGTGTTGAGAGATAAAGCCCTCGCCACAGCCAATATCTAGTGCCCTTTTGAATCTCCTGTTCCCAAGTGCCTTAATAATTTTATCTCTACGGATTGAATCACTTGGGTTCGTCTTAAACTGGAATGGATCTGGTTTTTCGTATATGTCAATCATTATATTGCTCCTTTCTCTTGAGATTCACATTCTCTATCTTCCGCCGTTACGTCCCATTCTTCCATTGCTTGTAGGGCTTCATCAGGCGTCCGCTTGCCATCAGTACGAAACATTCTTTCGTCACCATCACCCATCGTCGGAGGTATTTCGACCCATCTAAAGGCTATCCACTCTTTACGGGTTATATCTTCAAGTGCCTTAATCATAACCTTCCCTTCTATGCCCCCTCTAGGACACCGTATAATTGGCCTCATACTCCACAATAGTATGATAGATTAGATTACTACCATCTTGAAGTGCAGAAATATCTTCACTTAATGGGCCGATAATATTTGTCCTTCTGAACCCATGTAATGTATGCCCCGTAAGCGTTAGGGAACAATCATCAAAAAGGGCAATGGTATCCACCTTCATCGTTTCAATTTCCGTTTTACCCGCTGACTGCATAGAAAATAGATCAAATTGGACAAGGACATTTTCACCTTTCTTTGCAAATACATTGTCGGTAATATCAGAAACGCTAGAAAAAACTAGCCGTGGATAATCGGGGGTGTCGGCTTCTAGGTAGTACCAACGGCTACCAACGTCAGTTTCAATAGCGGAACCTGACAGTTTGGCCTCTATGCCTGGACGAAGGATGTTCATTTTTCCTCTTTGCCAAACGCATAATTTGCTACATCTTCACCCATACAAGTTGTCTCCTCAATCCCATCAACCACTTCTCCCTGAACCTCTTCAGGTTCGCCTACTGCCAAAAGTCGATACTTCTGAAGGATGGCGGGAAGTTGCTTGATCCCCTCATTGTCTGGATACATCCTCGCCGTAACCTCCACGAAACTGTTCCGGTCGATATGGATGTCCAGAAGGTTGCAATGCTTCAATCCAAGAGCGTCACAGATTTCCTTGCCTAATTTATTTCCTGTTACATATTCCATGATATTTTCCTTTCCGGCTTACGCCACTTCCTTGACTTCAAAAGTTCTTTTTTTCTCATGCACAAGGATTATACATTCTTTAATATTTGCACCTTCGACGCCAGTAGTTTCGGGAAAATCACTACCGCTAATCACAGCAATTATTGAATCATCACAATTCTTAAATGACATGCTTTCTATTTCCCAATCCGCAGGAAAGTCCAAAGCATCCTTAAATAATTGTGGACTGATTCTTACAATTCCCTTTTTCATATTATTCCTTTCTTTTACGCCACTTACCACATTTCAGTCGCCATTTTTTGAAACGATAAAAACCATAGGCAAAAAATCCCATAAACAAAAATATTCCGATTGCCACAACAAAAAGACCTATATCAAAATTAGGTCGGTTCATATTATTAATAACTGTTATTGCATTTGCTCCTACCATTTACGCAACCTCCCGAACCTGGATTTCCATCCACTCATTCCGACCGCCCAAATTTATCGGTGGGCTAATAATGCTCAAAATAGTGCTATTATTAACCAGTATTCTCCACGTGGTCTTAATCGCCACGGGCCGGTAGCGAATACGAACCTTGCCGGTGATCGTGCTATTCCCGGCCATTGCAGCTATACGTTCAGCCCCGTTCAATCCCCACCATGCACCTTTACAAGTGAAGATGGTTGTCCAGACAACGGGGGAACCGCTGGGGGCCTGGAACGTGCAAGTTCTGTTAAAGTCGCCTATTCTCATGATCTTGGCCACACAATCCCCGGTTCTTTATGTAAACACCGAATGCACGTCATGGTCCCCGACACATCGCATGTTAAAGATTTCATTTTGTGCCCGAATATCTTACAAGTAACTTTTGAAAACCATCCACCAATGCGGTAATCCTCGTTGATTATCCGAATGGGCGGGGGAAGTGGAGAAACATTCCTGTTCGCCTCTCTGGTTTTTTCCGGCAACAGTCGCGATGCGTTTATTGTCATGGTTTACCTTTCTATAGAAAATCCATATCGTGTAATCGACCAACATTGTTCACAAGCCTATCATAAGTTTTGTCATAATTCACGGTATTTACTCCGATAATATCATCACCACGATTCGCATAAAGATTTACGCAACACCGCTTTACTGCCTGTTTTATAGAAATGGGCACTTCAGCCTGAGTTGCGTACCCGCAGACAAATCTAATCGTGATCGGGTTACTTGGATAAAGTTCACCGCTCGGCCAACTTCCGCCGTAAGGAAGCACAATAAATCCGCATTGTGTTCCATTGGTCTCTACAAGATAATCAGTGGTAACAGTCAATGTCGTTTCCGTCCCGTCTGTATCTTTCCACTTAATAATGGGTTCATTCCCAGCGTCATTTCTGAGGTTTCCAAAGGGTATCTTGATTCTATCTTCAGAAGGCCATGCTTTTGGGAAATAATCCCATGTCTGCTGCATGATCTTCTTCCCGGTATCATTTTCAACTGACAAACGCCCAGCCGTGATAAGCTCGTTTAGAAAATCATCGTCAGAAACCATTGGCGCATTAGTAAGGATTGAAGTTCCGAATTCGCAGGCGGCGAGAAGAACCTTAGAAGCAGTGCGAATATATTTCTTGGTCCCAGTATATACTTTCTTAAAATCTGTATTGTCATTTGAGGTTGTGACTTGCGTGAATGCCCCCGTTGCCCAATCAGTATAGGTACCAGCCAGGGTGTCACACTCCTGAATCTTCGTATCGTTGGTTCCAGTTGCTGCATTTGTACCACAATGCAGAAGGACTTCGGCCTGTTTCCCTAAGACCTCTACCGACGTGCCTAGGTGGGTATATGCCGTGGTTATTGCATGAGACCCATAAGCAAGACACTGAGTTATGGTCAGGTTCCCGTCGAAAGTGCCGGAATCAATACCGCTTGCCAATTTTAGTTCAGCTAGGGTGCATGGTTCTAATGTCGGTTCCGTGTAGATTTTGACAATCATTTTTTCACCGCTTCTTCTTGACGACGGATGTTAGTTCTTTCTGTCCCATCTTTAATTCTGAAATCCCATCAACAAGATAATCAAATTTCATTTCCAGTCTAGTTACACGTTCGTTTATGCTTTGTACCTGGATACGCCTCTCTTCTTTACTCTCTGCCTGTGCGTTAAAAAGATAACCCATCCCTATTCCCACCAAAAGGACAAGGAAGGCAAGTACGGCCCACAAATCAAACCGAACAATGGTTTTTTCACTATTATCTGTCATGGCAATCTCCTTACGCATTTAGCATGTACCCGCCAGCGACAAGAGGACGCCAGAGGACAGTAATGTCAGCAATAGTACCAGTGCCAGCCGTAGCACCAATAATAGTCAATTGAACCTTTTTTGTTGCTGCCGTTACAGAAGGACCACGATAAACAGAATAGAAATTGCCAGTTAGGTTGGCTTTCGCACCCGCTGTACTAGAAAATAGGACAATGGGGGAGACATCATCGGTCTGTACAGATATTCCGGTAAATGAGGCGACAGAATGAAGATCGTCAGGGATACTTACCGTTACTGCATCAATGAATAGTGCTTGTGAAGTGGCGGTCATCACGTCATAGGTAGAAGCCGCTTGATTAAGGGAGATTTGCTTGTAGTTGACTGTCGATTCCGGCATGAAGGATTTGGGGACCCAGGCATAGCCGTTGAAGATGAACATGAACCCGGTATTTTCCTCATAGCAAGTAGCCCCGGATTCAATGGATGATGTTGATTTGGTGTCGGTAGATTTGCACAAATATCGGTTATTGGTAAGTCTTTTGAATGCCATGATCGTCCCTCCATTTTTCGGGATAAAGGCGGGAGCCGGGTAAATATCTCCCGCCTAAAATGGGATTAAATTGTCTTTTCTACAAACCGTTCATACAGGCTAAAATGGGTTTCCTGCAACTTCTTCTCCTTGTCCAACTTCTTCAAAACATCAGCAATCATGTCAGATGCTTTTTCGCCGATGGGAACATCTTTGGGAATATCTCCCCCCTGCTTCCACTGAACGGTTCCATTTTCATGCTTGAATTCCAGTGCCGCATGTTCCTCTTCCGAAAACGAGAGGTCTTCCCGCAATTTGCGGACGATCTTCAGTGTGGTGAAGTCGCCTTCCTTCGGTAGAATGTTCAACAAAATCAATCTATCAAATACCGTTAATTCCATTACTTACTTTCCCCTTTCTTCTGTTTAGTTGTCTTTGGTTTATTTGTTTTAGTCTGGTCCACTTCCGCTTCTACAACAATTGCCGCCGCCACCTTTGGCTTGTCATTCTTTATACTACCATCGGGAAGAATTTCACGTTTCCCAAATGGAGTCTTGAGAATGATTTTACCAGATACACTCGACAAAAGTCCACCAGAAAAAGAACCAGTTTCGTTTCCTTTGTTGTCTTTGGACGATAATCTTAACTTGATTCCCATATTGCCCTCCAAGGGTGGGGAGTTTTAAGGCACTCCCCGAGCCTATTAATTACGCATTTGTCCAATTCGCATTGGCAAATACCTGTATAAACCCATCTACTCCTGCAAGCTCCACTTTCATTGCTGCGATGGGTTGCTGTCCCACCGCAGGAACAACAGCGCAAGTTGCAGTAAATCCATTACCCATAGTATTGGAACCAAATACAAAATCATATCCCATGGAATCTACGGTTTCGCAGAAAATCGCATAGGTATGACCGGCTCCGGTATTGGTTCCCGGTGCAACGAAATTATTGGATAACTTTAGACCGCAGACATAACCACAAGCCTTGATTTCATAAGAGGCGGGCAATGCCACCCATGATTCAAGACCGGCAACGTAGGTCTTCTTGGCCGCATCCGTACCAATCACGGGGGTCGTGCCCGCCCCCGCGTACCCGGATTCATTATTGAGATAAATCCATCCACCCGCTCCGGAGATATTCATATTATCTTCGGTGGCGATCAGATCATAGCCGCCATAGAACACACCTTCGAGAGCCGTGGCACTCCATCCAGTCGCCCAATCAACGGATTGCATGAGTGTATGGCAGGATGATTCAATTCTTTGCGTCGGATCAATTTTTCCGTCATTACAGGCGACTACGAATCCGCGCGTTCCACCTGTCTGACCAAGATGGATTCCTGCTGTATCGGGGGTCGTTACCGAACCCATCCAATCGCCAATCTGGGTCACACCTTTTAGTACCGTCATGCCGCTTCCGACTTCAAGCGCAATTCCCTTGGTAAGCGTAACGGACCCCGCCGCAGCAGGCGCACCCGCAATGTAAACCGTGGAGGCCCTTGCAACCGTAATCGCGCTGGAATCCGTCAAGGTAGGAGCGGTCACATAAAGACCGATCCCGGTCATGTCCGTGACACCCGTGGAACCCGTCAGGGTCGTGGTGCCGGGAATGATGTTCAACATCCTTCTGGTCGTACCAGATGCCCCGGCAATCGTCGCCGGAATGCCCGTGATAGTCAGCATATCAGCCGCTACGGTGGTTCTAGTATCCGCAACCAGGAATTTTGTGGTTGCATCGTAGAACTCCAAGGCCGCCGCTGTGTTAGCAATCAAAACAATGTCAGATGCCGCGCTATTCAGGCCGAGAATCGTTCCAAGATAGGTCGCCCCCGCAACACCCAATCCACCATCGGTATGAATCGAACCGGAAGTGGTGTTGGTGGATGCAACGGTGGAGTCAACACTTAGGGTAACTCCCTCTGAAACGACAAGGCTGGTATCCCCAACATTGAAGTCAACATATTTGTCAGCAGTTCCAAGAAATATCCGAACATCAATGTCCTTGGTCCCGTTACCAATATAAATTCCACCGGTGTCATCCACAGCCGGAAGAATTTCCAGCAAGGAAGTCGCGGACACCCACCTTGCAGAAACGTCACCACCAGTTGCATCCCCGAACTGAAGATACTGGTTATCGCCCAACTGAAGGTCTTCAAGGTCAAGCGTCAAATCACCATCAATCTCTACATCAACCTTGGCGAAAGTAACTTTGGCAGCACCACAGTCGAAAAGAACGTATTGATCGGCGGCCCCAAGAAACACCTTGAAGTCAACATCCTGGCCAGTGTTACCAACAGTAACAGCCGTGGTCCCAAGGGTCAGGACATCTCCCGTGACACTCTGCCCAATTGCTTCCTCGTAAAAAACGAGATTTCCCGAAACCCATTCACTCCGAATGTTTGTAATCGGCATAACACACCTCCATCCGTGCCGTGGCTTAAAGGGAGCGGTTCCCCCTATTTGTGGGTAGGGTAAGCTGTATTCATGCCTACCCTACCCGATTATTGGTTAGTTACGCAGTTGCCAGAACCGTGTCCGAACCCTGACCAGGATAACGATAATCAGCAATCGCAAATCCACTCACCGTACCAGTCACGCTAGTAGTTGTGGTGAATTTGCAGGTCAGCCAATCATGGTCGAGAGCTGAATTCATGTCGGCAACATCAACCTCTACAATCAGCATGAAATTGGAATAAGTTCCATACGTCAGGGTGAGAGTAGATGCACTCGTCCACGCCGCAAGAACATCGCAAGAGGTCGTAGAACCTGCCGTTGCCGTGCCCAATGCCGCACCGCCAAACGCATAATTGAACCGCATGGCCGTAGTGCAAGCAGCATCAGCGGTGCCAGAATTTACGGTCAATACAGACGATGCACCAGCAAGGGTGTTGAGAATAAAGCAGAACGTCACCTTATTCACCAAATCCTTACAATAAATGGAATCGGTATAGACGGTGCTGGAAAGGTCAATCTCCTTCGCCACCGGAATGACTTTGTATTTTTCACTAATCATTGTAAGTACCTCCTTGATTGAAGGGGGAGTATTTCATCCCCCGTTTTAGTTAGTTTTTACACCTACTTACGAAGTTGCCAAAATCACGAACGGACCCTGCGTTGCGGTTGCGCCACCCTTGTAAGGCGTAAGAACCTTATTACGAATCGGCGCACCGTCAAACCGGTAGGTCCATCGGAACGTCATTTCGTCGTATAGGAACCGGACATGGATACTAGCCTGGGCATCAATTCCACCCTTAGTCAGCAACAGGTATTCGTTGAGATCGGCAAGGATAATGTCGCCGGGGGTCCCAGGAGCCTGGCACTGCTCAATCGGGATAATGGGCTTACCCAACAGGGTCATGTAGGGAGACCCAGACGCTCCACCCGGAGGAAGGAAAACCGGGGTAGATGCCGTACCGCCAGGAAGCGTCATCAGCATGATGTGGGGCAGCAATGCACGATTGATAAACCACAGAGCATTGGAATCGCTGGAAGACAACAGCCGTGCATACATCCGAGCAATGTTCTCGTACTTAATCTTGTTGACATCAGAAGAACGATTCTGGCCGGTTTCAATGGCCTGTGTGACGGTACAGGCTGCTGGGATAATGCCAGAGGCATGGCCGGAACCAACACCATTCACGATTTCATCGTCAATCTTGAAGCCAAATTCGGCAGGGAACCACTTGTTGACCAATGCCGTCAGCTTACCGGCATCCTGAAGAAGATCACCCGTGGCATACATGATGCCCATGACATCCTTCAACTTCCAGACGCCTTCACGGAATTTCGGCTTGGAAGCAGTAACGGTATCAGCTTCAGCCTTCATGTAAACCTGAATACCACCGTAACGAGAACCAGTGGCACGAGAGGTTTCGTCGATAAGCTGAAGTTCCAGCCCGTTGCTATTGCCAGAACAAGGAACCTGGAAACAACGCTGAGACAGGAGACCGGTTGCAACTGCACCCTTGTCCAACATGGAACCCTTGTCAGTTTCAACAAGGAATCCGCCCTCGGAGGGAATGAGTTCATTCGCACCAGAAGCCGCATCAGCGCGAACCTGGCCAAGACGTGCAATCGCCTCGGCCCGCCGAGAAGCACCAAGATCAGGGTTGACGGAAGCGGCAACGTCAAGCAACTGTGCGCCGATATTTGCATAAACGGCCTTCTTCTTCCCCTCGGTATTAGCCGAAGGAGCCTGCATCTTAGCAACTGCGGACTCGATGGACTCAAGCTGAGTTTTCATAGTGGCTACCGCCGCAACATCCTCCGCAATTTTCTTTACCTTCTCTTCCAGTAGAGGATCGGCATGGCCCTTGGCCTCGATTTCCTTCAGGCGGGATTCGTTATCAGCCTTAAATTTCTCAAGCGCCCTTCCCTGATCTTCAATAAGTTTCTTAATTTCTTCAGACATTTTAATTACCTCCAATTAGTTGAATGTTGTTTCTTAGAGCCGCAATGATTTCAGCATCGTAGTTCTGCGGCGATACAATGGGGGGTGGAGCCTGTTCCTTTGGTTCATCGCCATCCGCCTTCAAGCCTCTCGCAATGAAAGCCTTGGCTTTATTCTGAGAAAAACCCACATCACGTAAGGCTTTCTCGATGGTACGCTTATCTGGTTCGGTGCTATCTTCAAGATGAAAATATTCTGGCAAATTAGCGAAAATTGATAAATTGAAATCTGCCTTAACCGACTTACCATCTACAATGGCGTCAATAAACCCGTGTTCTTTTGCTTCCTTAGCTGTCATCCAAGTAGTGGCCTTCATCATTTCAGAAATTTCCTTTTTGCCCTTCTTGGTTTTCTTGTAGTATGCGTCGGTAATGGTGGTGTCCACTTTCTCAAGCAGATCAGCTACGTCGCGTAGTTCATATTGATTCCCAATGGCAAAAGTGAGGGAATTGTGAATCATAAACATCGTATTATCGTAGGCTTGAACTTTCTTCCCCGCCATTGCGATAACAGAAGCCATTGAAGCGGCAAGTCCTTCAATGCGAGTAGTTACAGTGCCCTTGTGGGAGGTTAGCGCATTGTAGATAGCTGCCCCATCGAAGACGTCACCGCCAGGACTATTGATGCGAACTGTTACATTCCCCATATCTGCAAGGGCGTGAATAAGGTCACGAGGATCATTGTAGGGATAGCCCACATAATCAAAGATTAGGATTTGCGCCTCTTCGTCATCCTTGGCCGCTATGATCTTGAACCATTCCGGCTTGTCCAATGGCTTATTATAGATTGTGGCTATTGCCTGTGCATACGATTGGGTTCTGTAACTCAGTTTCATAGCTATTCGCCTCCTTGATCGGCGGCTTTGCCGGGATCGGTTGTAGTGTCTTGCTTTAAGGAACTCGTTCGTGTGCGGTATTCATCACCACCATCATAGTCATTGAGGTCTTCCCATTGGCGACATTCGTTCGGGGAAAGCACTTCTGCATTAATCCCAACCTGATATGCCGCAAACCTTTCGGTGATATTCCCGCGTAGAAGAGCATTGAGGTTTCCCTTTATGTAGTAGCGGTCCTGCTCAACGTCGGTAAGACAATCTCGATCAACCGTTGTCTCGAAGTTGACAGCAATGGGAGCAAGGGTCATATCAACAAATGTTCGCTTGAATTCCGTTGCACTAGCATATGTAGTCGGGGAATTACCCGCTTGAATCAACATCAATGGCACACCGTACATCCCTGCAATTTGCGATTCTGTAAACCGCTGCTGTTCTATGAATTGCTGATCTACGAGTTTGATAGGTGGAAAATCTAGCTTCATTCCATCATCGACAAGCATAACATCTTGAGCATTATTCAGACCGGCATATTTAATCTTGTACGCCGCAAGCATATTGGCGTGGTCTTGAGGTGCGAGACGGAGTGGATGAGTTAGGATTGCTCCTGGGTGCATTCCTTTCCCGAAATAATTACCTATAAATGTTTCACTGGCCTGTCCGTTGTAAACGCATTGACGAGCGTATTCGATAGGGTTAATTCCGACAATTCCATCATAAGAAAGACCGCGAATGTGGAATATGTCTTCCTGGGAATAGTTTTTCTGGCCTTTAGAATTATTGACTGTGTAAGTAAGTGACCAATCATCGTTTTGTTTTACGGTTACACGGTCTGGATGAAGTGGTAATAGTTCTGTTATCTTACTTCCTACTCTAGCCTTGTATGCATAAAAATTACCCCGAAGACAAACGTGAACAATAGCCATCCCAAAGAACTGAGGAGAAGTCATCCATGAATTAGGACGTTTCCCAATAATTTTATAAAGATAGTGATCTTTTGCTTTATTCTTAATGCCGTCAATTTCTTCCATCAATTGAAACGGCGTTTGCGAAACACAATTATAAAGGACCCGGATACAGTTATTGACAGTCATCTGCCGCATTGCAGATTCAGGTGAACCACCCAAGCTGGGAATTGGAACACCACCGTAATATGATCCTCCAGGAGTATATGACCTATCATCAGATGCACCATAGTTTGTCATTGCTTTTGGTCTAGGGAAACGATCCATAAAATTCATGGTTTATTATCCCCCCGCATCAAATAACCGACAGCCATAAAAATGACTCCACAGACGGAAAGAGAAACCCACGGAAGATAAAGAAAAAGGCCATAACCAAGCATAGATAATCCACCAAAGAAGAAAACGGGACGAATATCAAACGCTGCCCAAATTTTAGACACACGGATGCCGAAGGTCGCACAAAGTACCCCGATTCTTGTAAACATTGAATTCAGGCTTGCTTTAAGTCCCATCTACCGCCTTACCGATTCACAACAAAGTGATCGAGTCTAATGATGGCTACTCGTTAGTAGATAGGATTGTGGCACGGATAGAACAAATGTTCTAAGAAGGATGGGAAAGGATAAGAATCATTATTTTGTAAATGAATAGAATAATAGTAATAAATAAAGATTGTTCGCTACGCTTGCCTATCCGCTGCGGCGCGAAAGCGGGCTGACGCCCCGCCGCTGCTCCAGGCTACGCTTTAATGGTGTGGATGGTGGGGGTGGATGGTAAATGATAAATGGTGGGTGGTGTAAATAGTTACATAACGTAGCGCGAAGGGTCGGCGGCTCTTGGCGTTAGCCAGGCCGAACCCGTATGCGCGAAGAAGTAATAAAATAATTATTCCATTACCGGCTTTCCCTTCTCAGCATTATCACGAGGGATACGGATTGTACCCCCCTTTTTTACAGCTTCAAGAACACCAATATCAATCCACCGGTAAATGGTCTTGACAGAAACTGACCAAAAAGCGGCAACTTCATCGGGGCGAAGAAGGGATTTGGTGGGGAGATCGGTCATCAATTTTCACCAATATCCTTCATATGCTGTTCAATCATTCTTTCACCTTTTTATATCCCTCAATCAAGAGGGGAATGAGGTTGTCGGGAGATTCTCCATCGGCCAAATAAATGGAAATAAATTGACGGCGATAGACCTGTTTCCCCAAGCCGTCACTTACCCTTACATTGACATCAATCCTATCCATAGGAGAATCAAAGTCCCTTATCTCACCGTTCGCACACCCGCCCACAAACAAGACTGTCTTGGTCATCTATTCCTCCGTATCTACGCACTAATTATTGGTAGTGCTAAATTTCCGCTAAAATCTGTTCGGTAGTTTTTCCAGCATGGATTGACTGCCCCACCACGGGAACCCTCAAGAGTCTATCCAACCCCAAGAGTATTACAATAATAGGGTCGATCTTTCCTTGGCTAGACGCCTTGTTAGGTGACTTTCCCCCTCCTGTAGGGTTAATCTTCACCGCCACATTATCAGCAGCAAACCTTGCTATGGGATTCCCGCCGTGGTTGAGCTTCTTCAATAATAGCAACCTTTCAAACTCTTGGCAAGGACCATTCATTGACACCCATCCCATCCCGCAAGCAATTACTTTGGGGTTCTTCTCATCACCGCCTAATTCCTTGTCGAGACGTTGCGAGAACTCATAACCTTGGAAGCCACGATCAACGGAAATGCTCTGGATCTGGAATTTTAGATTGTCAGCTACGATACTCGCCCGTATCTGATCGTAATCCATCGCATCGCCGGGGGTGGTGATTAGATACCCCTGCTCCTTCCATGACTTATATTGGTCACGGTACTTATTCTTGGTGTCAAATAGTTTAGCCTCCGGGCACCAGACACGGAATAGGATGTCAATCAAGTCCTTGTCATCTTTGTCCCGGAATAGCATCCCCCAGACGGTTAGATCGGATATGGCAGATAGGTCAATGCCGCCGACACATTCACGGCCAAGGCAGGTCTCTTCGGTCACTGGCCGGACGTTATTCAAGTCCCAAAGGGCAAGGTCAATCCAGCGATTCTCTTGCGAAGTCCAAATGTTCAACCTTTTCGTCAGGAAATTATTTTGCTCAGAAGGAACCTGCTTTGCAATTCTACACTTATCCCTCATGTCTTCTATTTTTGTCATGTATCCGGGGATTGGCTTTCCATTTTCGTAAAGTCCAAACTTCTTCCCACTTTCAGTTACACCGATAATCGCCGGTGCCGCCTTTACCCAAACATCTTCGTTTGTCCAATCGTCTTCGTGTAATTCACCTTCTTGAAGTGGTTCACGTTGCTCTTTGAGATCAGGCCAGTCCTTTTTCGTATCGAGGGTGAAAATAATCCCAAAGAAAGAGTCATCTTGGATGGTGCCCTTGAGTATTTTCGTCAGATAGTCCCGCGTTTCATAGCAGATGCCGGTTTGATTGAAACCCGCAGTTGTGATTACAAAAATCATTGGCTGTTGTCTTGCGCCAATGGAGTCATCAATTAGGTTATATACTTCCCCTGTCGGATGGGCCTGAAGTTCATCGAGGCTGGCGAAATGGGTATCAAGACCGTCAAGAGACTTAGCATCAGAAGATAATGGTTCACACTTGGAATTGGTGGCTTCAACAGTCATCTTATTGGCAAGATAAGTGATATTCTTTGCAAATCCCGTGTTCTTGGTAAGATTTTTGACGTTATCCCATACAAGTTTTGCCTGATCTCTTTTGACCGCCGCACAGAAAACATCGGCTGCCTCTTCTCCATCCGCAATAAAGAAATATGCAGCTATTCCACCAACATAGGTTGTCTTACTGGATTTCCGAGCTTCTTCGTCATAAGCCTTACGAAATCGCCTAGTTCCGTCTGTTTTGTACCATCCCATCAATACCCAAGTGATAAATATCCGGTGGGGGGCAAGAACAAACTCCTTCCCCTTATATTCCTTACCTTTCCAGAGTTTCAAAAAGCTAAAGAACTTGACGGCATGATAGGCTTTGTCCTCCCGGAACACGAGGCCACGGGCGGGACCATCCTTCAGGTCGTTCAAATGACGCTGAACGCAGAGACGGACCCACCGGCAAGCCAGTATCTCCCCCGATAGAACGCCATCAATATAGTCGTGAACGATCTTTTTAGTGGCGGCGATTTCCTTCTTTAATTCGGGTTCGGTCATACTGACATCTCCTCTCTTACCTGATCGGAATTAGTTTGTCTTTGGTCGCTATCCCAATCTCACAGCCGGAACATTCGTCGTGGTGGCTTCCTGAGTAGTCTAGGCACTCAGAGCGGGTAATGAGGTTGTCGTGTTCGGGGCATTTCACCTTGTCGGTTTCCGGGTCGCCCAACATAAGATCAATGGCGGTCGTTTCATCCATGAGGTTCATGCGCTCTGCCCCGGTAAGTATATTCCCCGTGCGCTTATTCTTTGAAGCAACGGCATAGATTGTAGCGAACGTATTGAAGGCTTTTAACTGCGCTTCACACTCCCGCTGCGCTGCTGCCACAACTTCCATATCCGGTTTGTTCGCACCCTCGATTGACCTCATAAGCCGCTTCATTCTCACATTGCTTTCCTGAAACAACTGAATCATTTGATTCATTTTCTTTTCTCCATTTCTGCAATTCTTTTAAGGAACGCTTCATGATGATACGTTGACGAATAATCTCAACCGATACAGGATCATTAACCATTTCTCTCCGTTCAAGAAAATGGCGAACATATTTATCTGTAACTTCGGTACGATTTTTTTTCTGCTTTGCATTATCCCTGTATCGTCTTTCCAACGGATCACTTGCCGCCCACCGCTTTTTTTGCATTAACGCTGCACATTGCTTGCACTTTGACAGTACCCCCCAACAACTCCCCTTATCTGGTGTGAACTCACCCCTCGCCTTATACGTCCGACACTTCGGACACCAAAATAGTTCGGGATTATCGGGATGTTGGCGTTTCATTTCTTTTCTGTATTTTCGGCATCAAATACAACCTTCTGGGCGTCGAGCTTCAGCCCCAACCTACCCAACACCTCGCCAAAGACAACCTTAAATGGAACGCGGTCAACGCCGTACCCGGTTGGTATTGTCATATGGTCATAGGAATATTTTTCTCGGCGTTCAATGCTGTCAATCGCCCTTGCTAAGAGCATGATATTTTTATCCAGTAATTCAATTTTCTCTTTCGTGCTTTTTCTTCCAAACATTTCTATTCTCCTCTCATGTTATTATAGTATCCGTTGGCTATCATTTACTTACCCATCCCCAAAAACGCATCGTGCGGATCAACTTCTTCATCACCATCGTCTAACCCAAAGTTCCCCCGATTCGCCAAGGGTGTCAAATAGAACCTATTCTGATAATCCAAAAGTAACTTTGAATATTTTCTCTTTAGATCCGATAGTGCAGACTCTTTTACCTGATACACCATTTCACCCTTCTTCCTATCCCATTGGTCTATAACTTGCAATAGGTTGCGGTTTGTTTCGTTAATAGCATGATTAACATCCCTCAACCGTGAAAATAAATCACACATCTCGGCAAAGGCATCTTCTGATAATACATTTAGGTGCCCACGCTTGATTACTGTGGGGGCTATTTTCATCCAATATTCAGCAGCGGTTGAATTGAGATAAGCAGGACAAGCGATATTACCACTAAACATTGCTTCCGTTTGTGTTGTTTGTGGTGGAGCTATTGGAGGTTGAATAGGGATAGTGCTACTAGGAATTACTACCTTTGGGGTAGGTTTTACTTGAGCCTTTGGTTTGGTCTTTGGCTGGATATTATTCAACAAATGAATTGTTGGCTTCATATCCACCTTTATTTTCTTCGTTTTCGGCACACTACGTTGCAAATTCTCAAACAATTTCTTGCACTTCTCGTTGCAATACTTTTGATTGCTCCGCATTTCTTTCTTTTTATGGCAAGCTGGACATTTCTTAATCATATTTTCCGTTTCCAACGCGAACAACCGTGGATAGCTTCGTGATGTTCATTACATAGACTTCTTAGATTTTCCATGACTAACCTTAACTCTGGATAGTGTTCAACATCTTTAATATGATGGACAACATCCAATGGCCGTTCAACATTATTCAATAAACACTCTTCACAAAGAGGATCACGATTGGCCTTTATGCGTCGTACCTTTTGCCATGCCGCATCATATCCACGTTCAGAACTATTCCCCCTGCGCTGGTCATTGTCTTGCTTATCCCTGCGAGCATGAACTTCGCACCGGCTACTGTTGGGCATAGCCAATGACGGGCATGATGGATAACTGCATGGTTTCCTAATTTGATAAGGCATTTATAATTCTTCCTAAAAAACCACCCTCAAAATGAGTGCAGTTATTCTCATATTTGTCACACAAATAAACAGTTTTCTAAAAAATGTCAACAAAAATAACTGATGGTGGTTTGAGTGCGGTTTTAGGGTGGTTTGAGGGTGTTTTCGCGCGCTGGGG